ATGCAACAACAAGCATATATAAACGCAACGATTGATATAAGAATACCTACAGAAGTTGATTATCAGCATTTTGATGATGTGGATGATGAAAAAGATATGCTAGCAAAGCGCTTAGATGACAATCCGGATGAATTACTAAAGTATGACAACATAACAATAAGACATGCATATATAGAGGTGGAATAAATGAGTGTCGTGAAGATTAACGGTAAACCATATAAATTTACCGAGTCACTTATAACCAAATGTTCAAGAAATGGAGTGAAGCATAATGAGCATAATCAGTAACAGAAAAGTAGATATGAATGAAACGCAAGACAATGTTAAGCAACCAGCACATTACACATACGGCGATATTGAAATTATAGATTTTATTGAACAAGTAACGGCACAGTATCCACCACAATTAGCATTTGCAATAGGTAATGCAATCAAATACTTGTCTAGAGCACCGTTAAAGAATGGTCATGAGGATATGGCAAAAGCGAAGTTTTATGTAGATAGAGTGTTTGACTTGTGGGAGTAATGACCATGACAGATAACGCGCGTAAAGAATACTTAAACCAATTTTTCGGCTCTAAGAGATATCTGTATCAGGATAACGAGCGAGTGGCACATATCCATGTAGTGAATGGCGCTTATTACTTTCACGGGCATATCGTACCAGATTGGCAAGGTGTGAAAAAGACATTTGATACAGCGGAAGAGCTCGGAATATATATAAAGCAACATGGTTTGGAATACGAGGAACAGAAGCAACTAACTTTATTTTAAGGAGATGTAAAAATGAAAATCAAAGTTAAAAAAGAAATGAGACTAGATGAATTAATTAAGTGGGCGCGAGAAAATCCGGAGCTATCAAAAGGAAAAATTTTTCTTGCAAAAAGTTTTAGTAATGGATTCGTTCGTTTTCAACGAAATACAAATACGTGTTCGATATCAAGTTTTATTCCAATTGATACTCCTTTCATAGTTGAAGTTGAAGAGGAAATCACAGAAGATACAGTATTTGATAGGTTGTTTGAAGTGTACGAGCTTCAAGAGGGAGCCTGTATGTCAGCGTTACACACAAGTATTAGTATCAACGAACGTTTAGAGAACACGTTTTTCCCTACCAAAGCATTCTACATCTTGAACGACGGCCTAACTATGACATTAATTTGGAAAGATGGGAGATTGGTAGAATGATGTTGAAATTTAAAGCTTGGGATAAAGATAAAAAAGTTATGAGTATTATTGACGAAATCGATTTTAATAGTGGGTACATTTTGATTTCAACAGGTTATAAAAGTTTCAATGAAGTAAAACTATTACAATACACAGGATTTAAAGATGTGCACGGTGTGGAGATTTATGAAGGGGATATTGTTCAAGATTGTTATTCGAGAGAAGTAAGTTTTATCGAGTTTAAAGAAGGAGCCTTTTATATAACTTTTAGCAATGTAACTGAATTACTAAGTGAAAATGACGATATTATTGAAATTGTTGGAAATATTTTTGAAAATGAGATGCTATTGGAGGTTATGAGATGACGTTCACCTTATCAGATGAACAATATAAAAATCTTTGTACTAACTCTAACAAGTTATTAGATAAACTTCACAAAGCATTAAAAGATCGTGAAGAGTACAAGAAGCAACGATATGAGCTTATTGGGGTTATAGCGAAGTTACGAGATTGTAACAAAGAACTGGAGAAGAAAGCAAGCGCATGGGATAGGTATTGCAAGAGCGTTGAAAAAGATTTAATAAACAAATTCGGTAACGATGATGAAAGAGTTAAATTCGGAATGGAATTAAACAATAAAATTTTTATGGAGGATGACACAAATGAATAATCGCGAAAAAATCGAACAGTCCGTTATTAGTGCTAGTGCGTATAACGGTAATGACACAGAGGGGTTGCTAAAAGAGATTGAGGACGTGTATAAGAAAGCGCAAGCGTTTGATGAAATACTTGAGGGAATGACAAATGCTATTCAACATTCAGTTAAAGAAGGTATTGAACTTGATGAAGCAGTAGGGATTATGGCAGGTCAAGTTGTCTATAAATATGAGGAGGAATAGGAAAATGACTAACACATTACAAGTAAAACTATTATCAAAAAATGCTAGAATGCCCGAACGAAATCATAAGACGGATGCAGGTTATGACATATTCTCAGCTGAAACTGTCGTACTCGAACCACAAGAAAAAGCAGTGATCAAAACAGATGTAGCTGTGAGTATACCAGAGGGCTATGTCGGACTATTAACTAGTCGTAGTGGTGTAAGTAGTAAAACGTATTTAGTGATTGAAACAGGCAAGATAGACGCGGGATATCATGGCAATTTAGGGATTAATATCAAGAATGATGAAGAACGTGATGGAATACCCTTTTTATATGATGATATAGACGCTGAATTAGAAGATGGATTAATAAGCATTTTAGATATAAAAGGTAACTATGTACAAGATGGAAGAGGCATAAGAAGAGTTTACCAAATCAACAAAGGCGATAAACTAGCTCAATTGGTTATCGTGCCTATATGGACACCGGAACTAAAGCAAGTGGAGGAATTCGAAAGTGTTTCAGAACGTGGAGCAAAAGGCTTCGGAAGTAGCGGAGTGTAAAGACATCTTAGATCGAGTTAAGGAGGTTTTGGGGAAGTGACACAATACTTAGTCACGACATTCAAAGATTCAACAGGACGCAAGCATACACACATAACTCGAGCTAAGAGCAATCAAAGGTTTATAGTTGTTGAGGCAGAGAGTAAAGAAGAAGCGAAAGAGAAATATGAGTCACAAAATACACCTATTGTTTACTACACTAATAATTCTAAAGTGACCTTATTCGAAAGACCTAGTGAAGAAGTATTAGGTTCTTTGTTCGAAAAGAAATAAAATCATTAAAGAGGGGAGATAATAATGTTTAATACACCTAAAATGAAATTCCCGAAAAAGTACACTGAAATAATCAAAAAATATAAAAATAAAACACCTGAAGAAAAAGCTAAGATTGAAGATGATTTCATTAAAGAAATTAATGATAAAGACAGTGAATTTTACAGTCCTATGATGGCTAATATGAATGAACATGAATTAAGGGCTATGTTAAGAATGATGCCTAGTTTAATTGATACTGGAGATGGCAATGATGATTAAAAAAATATTAAGACTAATATTCTTACTAGCAATGTATGAGCTAGGTAAGTATGTAACGGAGCAAGTATATATTATGATGACGGCTAATGATGATGTAGAGGAGCCGAGTGACTTCGCAAAGTTTAGTGATCAGTCTGATTTGATGAGGGCGGAGGTGTCAGAGTAGATGATGTGGTTCATCATAGCAATTATATTACTAGTCATCTTATTGTTTGGTGTAATGTTGCAAGCTGAACAGTTAAAAGGCGATGTGAAAGTTAAAGAGCGAGAGATAGAGATATTAAGAAGTAGATTGAGACACTTTGAAGATTAAACATATTTGTACGGAGGGTATTCATGACTAAAAAGAAATACGGATTAAAATTATCAACAGTTCGAAAGTTAGAAGATGAGTTGTGTGATTATCCTAATTATCATAAGCAACTCGAAGATTTAAGAAGTGAAATAATGACACCGTGGATTCCAACAGATACAAATATAGGCGGGGAGTTTGTACCGTCTAATACATCGAAAACAGAAATGGCAGTAACTAATTATCTTTGTAGTATACGAAGAGGTAAAATCCTTGAGTTTAAGAGTGCGATTGAACGTATCATCAACACATCAAGTAGGAAAGAACGCGAATTCATTCAAGAGTATTATTTTAACAAAAAGACTTTGATTGCGGTATGTTATGACATACACATTTCTGAAAGTACAGCGCATAGAATTAAGAAGAAGATAGTTTCTAAATTAGCCGAAGAATTAGGGGAATACTAAAATTGACAGTAAAATGACAGTTTTTGACACCTAAAACGAGATATTATGATATTGTAAGAATTATCTTAAGACGTGGGGTAATAGCCACATTAGATGTTCTCATCGATGTGATTGAGAAGCGACAAACATATAAAAGATGATATGTTACGCTATTAATCACTTACTACCTGCCTATATGGTGGGTAGTTTAATTCTTGCAATTTGAGTCATAACTATTTTCCTCCTTTCACATTTATTGAACGTAGCTCCTGCACAAGATGTAGGGGCATTTTTGTATTTAAAATAACTAGAGTAATTAACGTAAAGGCGTGTGATACAGTGAAAACAATTGATTAAATTAACACCGAAGCAAGAAAAATTTGTGCTAGGACTCATAGAGGGCAAGAGCCAACGCAAAGCATATATTGACGCAGGGTATTCGACTAAAGGTAAAAGTGATAATTATATAGATAGCCGAGCTTTTGAGTTGAGTAAGAATAGTGCGATTTTAGATAGGTATGAAGAATTGCGTCAAGAAGCAGCTGAACAATCAAAATGGACACGCCAAAAGGCTTTTGAAGAATATGAGTGGTTAAAGAATGTAGCTAAGAATGACATTGAAATAGAGGGAGTAAAGAAAGCGACAGCTGATGCATTCCTCGCTAGTTTGGACGGCATGAATAGAATGACGTTAGGAAATGAAGTTCTGACTAACAAAAAGATTGAAACTGAAATCAAGATGCTTGAGAAAAAAATTGACCAAATGGATAAATCAGAAAATAATTCACAAGAAGCAGAAGTTGCTAAAGCACTTATTAAGTTAGCGGGTGTTAATAATGATTAATGAAATGTTAAACCCGAAACAACAAGAAGTCTGGAACTGCTTTATAAACGATAAACCCAAAGTATTAATAGCGAGTGGTGCAAAAAGGGCAGGTAAAACATATGTGTTCATCCTGCTTTTTTTAATGCATATAGCTACTTATAAAGACAAGGGGCTTAACTTCATTATTGGAGGAGCAACACAAGCATCTATAAGACGTAACATACTAGATGATATGGAGTTAATACTAGGTAGAGAGTTAACACTCGACAAATCTAACGCAGTCAAAATATTCGGTAATAAAGTGTATGTATTCGACGGACAAAACTCGGATGCATGGAAAAAAGCGCGTGGTTTTACTTCAGCAGGTGCTTTTTTAAATGAGGGAACAGCATTACACAATATGTTTATTAAAGAAGTGTTCTCACGTTGTAGTTACAAAGGCGCGAGAATATTAATTGATACAAACCCCGAAAACCCAATGCATCCAGTTAAAAAAGATTACATTGATAAGAGTGGTCAACGATTATCGAATGGAAGACTAAATATCAAAGCATTTCAATTTACTTTGTTCGACAATACATTTTTAGATGAAGAATATATTGAATCGATTATAGCGAGTACACCAACAGGAATGTTCACAGATCGTGACATTTATGGTAAGTGGGTTTCTGCTGAGGGTGTTGTATATAAAGATTTCAAAGAAAAAGTTCATTACATCACAGAAGAAGAATTTAAAACTAAACAAATAAAAAGGAAATATGCAGGCGTCGACTGGGGATATGAGCATTATGGTTCTATTATGGTTGTAGCGGAAGACTTCGACGGAAACAAGTACGTTATTGAAGAACACGCACACAGACATAAAGAAATAGATGACTGGGTAGCTATTGCAAAAGGAGTTATAAAAAGGCATGGCGATATTCTTTTTTATTGTGATACAGCTAGACCTGAACATATTGAACGATTTAGAAGAGAGAAGATAAAAGCAAGATATGCTGACAAAGCTGTTATTGCTGGCATTGAAGTTATTTCTAGGTTATTCAAGTTAAATAAAATATTCATTATCAAAGAAAAAGTTAGTTTGTTTAAAGAAGAAATATACAACTACGTTTGGAAAGATAATGCAGACGAACCAGTTAAATTAAACGATGACACATTAGATGCGTTAAGATATGCAGTTTATACAGCTAATAAGCCAAGTGGCACAGGCTTTAATTAAAGGAGGTAATATTTTGTACCCTAGCCAACCAACACAAACAGAAATATTTGATGCTATTGTGAGGACTAACAATAAGCCAGAAACACTGGAAGAAATGATTGTCAGATATATAAAACAACATTTGGAGAAGTTACCTGAAATCTCAATCGGTCAAGAATATTATGAGCAACGTCCTGATATTGTTAAGGAACCTAAGCCAGTTGATGCTACAGGAGCAGTTGACCCATTGAAACCAGATGACAGAATGATTACCAACTTCCATGCTAACCTAGTAGATCAAAAAGTTTCTTATATTGTAGGTAAGCCTATCGCTTTTAAACATACAGATGATGAAGTAGTTAAACGTATTGATGAAGTTTTGGGCAATAGATTCGATGATAAGTTACACAGTGTACTAACAGGAGCCAGCAATAAAGGTATTGAATGGTTGCATCCTTACCTTGATGAAGAGGGAGAATTTAAGTTATTTAGAGTACCAGCAGAACAAGGTATTCCTATATGGACTGATAAAGAGCACGAAGAATTAGAGGCGTTTATCAGGATGTATAAATTGGAAAATGAAACTAAAGTTGAATACTGGGACAAAGTAACGGTTAATTACTACGTTTATGAAAATGGCTCGCTTATTCCGGATTACTCTAACAATTTGGAGAATTCAAAAACGCATTTTAGTACAGGGTCGTGGGGTAAGATTCCATTTATTCCATTCAAAAATAACGACTTAGAAATATCAGACATATTTATGTATAAAACATTGATTGATGCGTATAACAGGCGATTATCTGATTTATCCAATACTTTTAAAGATTCAAACGAATTAACGTATGTATTGAAGAACTACGATGACCAAGAGTTACCAGAATTTAAACGGTTACTACGTTATTACGGTGCGATAAAAGTATCAGATAACGGGGGTGTCGACACAATACAGGTAGAAGTACCAGTTGAAAACAGTAAGAAGTATTTAGATGAGTTATATCGAAAAATAATGTTGTTTGGTCAAGCGGTTGACTTTAGTTCTGATAAATTCGGTTCTGCTCCAAGTGGGGTTGCGTTAGAGTTTTTATATACTAACTTAAACTTGAAAGCGGATAAGTTAGCGCGTAAAGCTAAAGTTGCTATACAGGAGTTACTTTGGTTTGTGTTTGAGCACTTCGACATCAAAGGAGAACATAATGATGTCGATATTAGTTTCAACTACAACAAAGTAGCGAACACAGAATTACAAGTACAAACAGCTCAGCAATCTATGGGAATTGTAAGCCATGAAACTGTATTGGAAAATCACCCGTTTGTCGAAGATTTACAAGCAGAACTCGAACGAATAGAGCAAGAACAAATGGAGTACAACAAGCAACTCCCTAATTTAGATGACGGAGGTGCTGACAGTGCCCAACAACAAGAAAGATCTAACAATAAAGAATCAGAATGATATTGATGAGTATATCGACAATCTAATCTCTAAAGCTGAGAAGCCGATAGAACAACTATTTGCTAATCGACTTAAAGAGATAAAACAAATCATCGCAGATATGTTCGAGAAGTATCAAAGTGATGATGTGTATGTTACATGGACTGAATTCAATAAATATAACAGGCTCAATAAGGAGTTAACTCGTATAGGTACAATGTTGACTGATGACTACAGGCAAGTAGCTAAGATGATTCAGAAGTCACAGGAAGACGCTTATATAGAAAAGTTCCTTATGAGCCTTTATTTATATGAGACGGCGAGTCAAACATCTATGCAGTTTGATTTTCCTAGTAAAGAAGTTATCACATCAGCTATTGAACAACCTATTGAGTTCATTCGATTAGTACCGACGCTACAGAAGCATCGTGATGAAGTATTGAAAAAGATACGCTTACACATCACACAAGGCATTATGAGCGGAGAGGGCTACTCTAAAATAGCGAAAGCAATCCGTGATGATATTGGCATGTCTAAAGCTCAATCGTTGCGTGTAGCTCGTACAGAAGCGGGTAGAGCGATGTCACAAGCTGGACTTGATAGTGCATTGGTAGCTCAAAAGAATGGCTTACAGATGTATAAGTATTGGCAAGCCACCAAAGATACACGTACAAGGGACACGCACAGGCATCTAGACGGTGCTAAAAAGAGAATAGATGAACCGTTCAAGTCGAGCGGTTGTGTTGGACAAGCACCTAAGTTGTTCGTCGGTGTGAATAGTGCAAAAGAAAACATCAACTGTCGTTGTAAGCTTATGTATTACATTGATGAAGATGATTTGCCTAGTACAACAAGAGCACGTAAAGATGATGGCACAACCGAAGTAATACCACAAATGACCTATCGTGAGTGGGAGAAATATAAACGTAAAAGAAAGTAGTTTACTACTCGACCTTAGCATGTCGTTAAACTGCTTCTTTTTATACCAAAATTCTTCGTGGCGTTGCACGTAAAACTCGTAAAAAGGAGTAGTTTAAATGGATTTATACACATTGTTAGGACAATTTAAAGACGGAGAAATCGACAAGCAAAAGGTAATTGATGCGATTGACGAATCAAAATCGGGAATGGTACCACGTTCAAGATTGAACGACAAGAATACCGAAATTGAAGAGTTAAAAGAAGAGATTTCTAAACGTGATGAACAAATTGTCGAATTGAAAGACTCTGTAAAAGATGAGAGCGAGCTTCAGAAAGCACTCGAAGAAGAACAAAATAAAAACGCAGAGTTAGAAACAAAGTATAAAGATTTACAACTTAATAGCGCAGTGAAATTAGCGGTTAATCATGAAGCTAATGACGCTGACGACATTCTAACATTCATCAATAAAGATGAACTGGAATTAGCAGACGACGGCACTGTAAAAGGTTTAGATGAAGCGATTGGAACGCTTAAAGAGTCTAAACCTTATTTATTTATTTGCACCGTCTAAGCCTACAGGTAACACACCGCAAGACGGAGACCCACCAAGCCCGCATGAAGCGTGGACAGAATTTTTAAATTAGGAGTGTATTACATGAATAAAACAATCAAAAATGCTACTGGTATGTTGAAGTTAAACTTACAACATTTTGCTAACAAGTCAGTAGAGCCTGGACAAACGTTATTGAAAAATAAGCACGTTGGAATTTTAGAAAGAGTCACAGCGGTTAATGCCTATTCAACACCGGCATTAATTAGTAATGACGCCATTTTTATGGAAGGTCGTTCTTTCACAGTTATGAAAGGAGATACAACAGAGTTAAAGGATTACAAACGTAATGCTACTAATGAATTTGACCATCCAAAAATTGAAGAAACAACATACTTCTTAGATCAAGAAAAATACTGGGGTCGTTTCGTAGATGCTTTAGACAGAAAAGACACAGAAGGTAATATTGATATTAATTACGTAGTGGCACGTCAAGGTGCGGAAGTTGTAGCGCCATATTTAGATAATTTACGTTTCGCTACACTAGCACGTAATAAAGCTAAACATTTAACAGTTGGTACTGGTTCAGATGCACAGTATGATGCGGTTTTAGATGTATCTGTTGAATTAGATGAAATCAAAGCGCCAGAAAACCGTGTGCTATTCGTTTCTCCTACATTCTACAAAGGTATTAAAAAGTTTGTTATTGCATTACCTCAAGGAGATACGCGTCAACAAGTATTAGGCAAAGGTGTACAAGGCGAATTAGACGGTTTTGTTATCGTTAAAGTACCAACGAAATTATTACAAGGGTTACAAGCTATCGCAGTTGTAGGCGAAGTTTTAGCTTCTCCAATTCAAGCTGATTTGGCTAAAACAAATTCAAATATTCCTGGTATGTTCGGAACGTTAGCAGAACAATTGCTATATACTGGTGCATTTGTACCTGAACACTTACAAAAGTACATTTTCACTATTGGTGGTACAGAAGTTGCTACAAAACGTGATGGTGTTGATGCACATGCTGACAATGTAGCTAAACCGTCTGGAAGCTTAGAAATGTAATAGGAGGTAGTGACGTATGTATAAAGTAGTCGAATATTTTGAAGATGCTCAAGACAACAGACACCCTTATCACGAAGGGGATATATACCCACGTGATGGGTTAGAAGTATCAGAAGAACGATTAGCCGAATTATCCACAACAAATAACTGCCGTGAAATAATTGGTATTAAACTGGTTGAAGACGAACAAACAGAACAGTCTGAGACGAACGCTGACGAGCAAAAAAGTTTATCTGATATGAAAGTAACAGAATTAAAAGAACTTGCTAAAAAGCGTGGAATTAAAGGCTATAGCGATATGAAAAAAGATGAGCTTATCAAAGTTATAGTGGGTGTTAAGTAATGGACACAAAAGACGTCAAAATGATTAATGGACTTTCACTCAATGATTCGTCTAACGATGAGCAGATCGAATATCTTATTGAAGAATATAAAAGTGTTGCAGAAGATTATTGTAATCAGAAGTTTGATGACAAAGCGGTGCCGTCGGGTGTTAAGAAGTTTATTGCTGAATGTATCAAGTTTGGTACAACTGGCAATATCTCTGCGCGCACGATGGGCACTGTGAGTTATACCTATATAACTGACATACCTAGTAGTGCTTATGCATATTTAATGCCTTATCGTAAGTTAAGTTGGGGTAAGCGATATGTTTAATCCGTTTAATGAGTTTCCGCACGCAATTGAAATTGGAGAGATTGAAGTCGTAGGAACATATCCCAAAGAATACGAGCGTTTTAAAAGTAACGAAACAATTAAAGGATTTATGGACACACCTACATCAAGTGAGACACTCAAATTTCATCAAATGAGCAAAGACTTTGACCGAAACCTATATACGCCGTACCACATACCAATAACAAACAAAACTTTATTTAATTACGAGGGTAAAACGTACAAAGTTGTAGGCGAACCGGTCGACCAAGGCGGACAACATGAAATCAATTTAACTAGATTGAGGGTGCGACCTATTGGCAAAGGTTAAGTATGGTAATTGGGACTTAGTAAAAGAGTTGGAAAATTACGAGCGAGACATGGAGCGATGGGTCAAACGAGGTATAGCAAAGACAACTGCTAAGATTCACAATACAATCATTTCATTAATGCCAGTTGATACCGGCTATCTTAGGGAAAGTGTAACAATGGACTTTAAAGACGGCGGTTTCACTGGTGTTATTAATATTGGTAGTGAATACGCAATATATGTCAACTACGGTACAGGGGTAGTGTGTATGTCCCACTTATCAGTAATGGTAAGTTAAAAATCGGGCAAAATCGGTGAAAGTCTTATATGTAAAATATCGACTGGTATATACGATGAAGGTTTGGTATAATATCCATAAGGAGTGATGTTATGCTAACCAATTCTAAAGGCGAAGTTTTTGAAGGTAATTTTAGAGACTTGACAGGCAAAAAATTCAATATGTTAAAAGTCATAGAACCAGTAAGGATTCACAATCCACCTAAAGGAGATAGATACCTGTATTGGTTAGTAGAGTGTGATTGTGGAAATACTGCAGTTAAATCTGCAAAATCTATAACAACAGGTTATTCCAAAAGTTGTGGATGCTTACAAAAGATAGCGACAAGCAAGGCTAAAAAAACTCATGGTGATACAGATTCTAGACTGTATTATATATGGGAAAATATGAAGAAACGTTGCTATAAACCAAATTCCGATAGATACAAAAATTATGGTGCTAGAGGAATAACTATCTGTGAAGAATGGAAAAATAGTTATAAAAATTTCTATGACTGGGCATATAATAATGGTTACAATGAACGCTTAACTATTGAAAGAAAAGATATTAACGGTAACTACGAACCTTCAAATTGTACTTGGATAACAAGGAATGAACAAGCTAAAAACAGAACTAGCAATAAATGGGTATTCCTAGATGGTATTAAGTACTCGCCGCAAGAATTAGAAAAAATATACAAAATATCAGTTAACACAATATATGCAAGGATTGCTCGTGGTGATAAAGGTTACGCTGTTGTTAGACCTTTAGGACAAAGACAATTCTGGAAAAGATAACACCGAGGTAACTTAATAGATTGCGAAAGGCTATTGAGCACTGTAGAGCGTAGGAAGTGAATAAATATAATCTTCCCAAGAGTGTCCGACAACCAATAATGGTTGTCTTTTTTATTGGTTGAAAATGTACGCCGAACTTACAGGTGACTGTAAGAAGTAAAGGATAAAAAGCCTTTACGATAACAAGATGATACGCAGTCGGTCCAGGTGGTAGTCGTGCAAAGAATATCCCGTGGCGTTACAAAGACGCAGACGGACATTGGCACACTACTAAAGGGCAACATGCTCAACCTTTTTGGGAGCCAGCAATAGACGCTGGACGAGCATTCTTTAATAAGTATTTTTCATGAGGTGGTTAAGATATGTGGGTATCAGTTGAACCTGAACTTACAAATCAAATATATAAAAGATTAATCTCAGACCCTAACATTAACAAAATAGTTGGTGATAGGGTCTTTGACGTTGTTCAAGATGACGCTGTTTACCCATATATTGTTGTGGGTGAATCAAACGTCACTAACAACGAATCTAGTGCAACAATGAGAGAAACAGTTGGTATTGTCATACATGTGTATTCACAGTTCGCTACACAATACGAGGCTAAGCTCATTTTAAGCGCAATAGGCTATGTGCTAAACAGGACTATAGAGATAGAAAATTACGAATTCCAATATAGCCGTATCGATAGTCAAGCAGTATTCCCTGATATAGACAGGTTTACTAAGCATGGCACGATACGGCTTTTATTTAAGTACAGACATAAAAAGAAAAACGAAGGAGTGTATTAAATGGCGCAAAAAAACTATTTAGCAGTTGTACGTCCAGCTGAAACTGACTTAGATCCAGTAGAATCTTTATTATTAGCTGACTTACAAGAAGGTGGACATACGATTGAAAATGATTTAGCTGAAATAGTACGAGGCGGTAAAACGGACTATTCTCCCAATGCAATGTCAGAATCATTTAAATTAACAATTGGTAATGTGCCTGGAGATAAAGGAATTGAAGCAGTGAAACACGCTGTACAAACAGGTGGACAGTTGCGTATATGGCTTTATGAGCGTAATAAACGTGCAGACGGTAAACATCACGGAATGTTTGGTTATGTTGTTCCAGAATCATTTGAAATGTCATTTGATGATGAAAGTGACAAAATCGAACTATCATTAAAAGTTAAATGGAATACAGCAGAAGGTGCTGAAGATAACTTGCCGAAAGAGTGGTTTGAAGCTGCAGGTGCGCCTACAGTTGAATACGAAAAATTCGGCGAAAAAGTCGGAACATTCGAGAATCAAAAGAAAGCTAGTGTTGTATCTGATTCACACACGGAAGACCATTCTATGTAAACTAATAGATCAAGGGGGCGTAAGCTCCCTATTTTTTTATAAAAAAATTGAAAAGAGGTATATATTTTGACTGAATTTAATCCAATTACAACATTAAAAATTAATGACGGAGAAAAAGATTACGAAGTAGAAGCAAAAGTAACATTTGCATTTGACCGAAAAGCTGAAAAATTCTCAGAAGATAGCGAAGATGGGAGAAAAGGAGCAATGCCAGGATTCAATGTTATCTTTAACGGTTTGCTAGAATCTAGAAACAAAGCGATTTTACAATTTTGGGAATGTGCTACTGCTTATTTAAAAAACCCACCAACTCGAGAACAATTAGAAAAAGCAATTGATGATTTCATCACTGAAAACGAGGATACTTTGCCGTTATTACAAGGGGCTTTGGACAAACTTAACAATAGTGGTTTTTTCAAGAGGGAGAGTCGCTCGTACTGGATGACATTGAACAAAGCACCGAATATGGCCAAAAGCGAGGACAAAGAAATGACGAAAGCAGGCATAGAAATGATGAAAGAGAATTACAAGGAAATCATGGGCGCAGAACCTTACACGATTACTCAAAAATAAGGCAACTGACAGCTAGATATTTAGGATATATCCCTGAACATGAATTGTTAGCGCTAACACCTGCTGAATGGCGTGATTGGCTTATTGGTGGTCAGGATAGGTACCTAGATCAAAGACAATTATTAATTGAACAAGCGCAAGCTAACGGCTTAGTACAAGCTTCTAAGAGGCTAACTAGTATGATTCGTGACATTGAGAAACAACGTTACGAAATAAGGGAGCCTGGTAGCTATGCTCGTGTACAAAAAGCTAGATTAGAAGAAGAAAAAAGAAGACGTGAACTCTTCAAAGAAGGTACAAGAAAATTCCTTGAATCGAAAGGAGGTTAGCCTTTGGATACTCATTTTATGGCAAAGATTATGGCCAATATTAGAGATTTTCAAAGCAATGTAAGGAAAGCTCAACGATTAGCAAAGACGGCTGTACCAAACGAAATTGAAACAGATGTAAAAGCAGATATTTCAAGATTCCAAAGAGCTTTACAACGCGCTAAAGCTATGGCGCAAAAATGGCGTGAACATAACGTTAAAATAGATGGTAATAATTCACCGTTAAAACGTGCAATTGCTAGTGCAAAAACGATGTTGGCCACGTTACACAACAAAACAATAAAAGTTAATTTCGATACGAGAGGTATGACAAAAACCCAAATTTTAACTAAGGCACTGAATCAGTCCTTAACTGATTATAGTGAGAAAATGGACGCGCTAGCTACTAAAATTCGTACATTTGGTACAATTTTTGCACAACAAGTTAAAGGCTTAATGATTGCTAGTATACAAGCATTGATACCAGTGATTGCCGGGTTAGTACCTGCAATAATGGCAGTACTTAATGCGGTTGGTGTATTAGGTGGTGGCGTTTTAGGTTTAGTTGGCGCATTCTCTGTCGCAGGTCTTGGAGTTGTTGGCTTTGGTGCAATGGCTATTAGCGCTCTTAAAATGGTTGAAGATGGAACATTGGCAGTAACAAAAGAAGTTCAAAACTTTAGAGATGCGAGCGATCAGTTAAAAACTACATGGCGTGATATTGTTAAAGAGAATCAAGCAAGTATCTTTAATGCGATGTCAGCAGGTATCAGAGGCGTTACAAGTGCGATGTCTCAATTAAAACCATTCTTATCCGAAGTATCTATGCTGGTTGAAGCAAACGCACGCAAGTTTGAGGATTGGGTTAAACATTCTGAAACAGCTAAGAAAGCATTTGAAGCGTTGAATAGCATAGGTGGCGCAATCTTCGGAGATTTATTGAACGCTGCAGGACGATTTGGCGACGGATTAGTTAACATTTTCACTCAATTAATGCCGTTGTTCAAATTTGTGTCTCAAGGACTACAGAACATGTCTATAGCTTTCCAAAATTGGGCTAATAGTGTATCTGGTCAGAATGCTATTAAAGCGTTTATTGACTACACTACCACTAACTTACCTAAGATTGGTCAGATATTTGGTAATGTGTTCGCTGGTATTGGTAATTTAATGATTGCTTTTGCACAAAACAGTTCCAACATTTTTGATTGGTTGGTTAAATTAACTTCTCAATTTAGAGCATGGTCAGAACAAGTAGGACAATCACAAGGGTTTAAAGACTTTATCAGTTATGTTCAAGAGAATGGTCCTACTATTATGCAGTTAATCGGTAATATCGTAAAAGCATTAGTTGCTTTTGGTACTGCAATGGCTCCTATAGCTAGTAAATTGTTAGACTTTATCACTAATCTAGCTGGATTTATCGCTAAACTATTCGAAACACACCCAGCTATAGCACAAGTTGCTGGCGTTATGGGTATTTTAGGCGGTGTATTTTGGGCTTTAATGGCTCCGATTGTTGCTATAAGTAGTGTACTTACAAATGTGTTTGGTTTGAGCTTATTCAGCGTCACTGAAAAGATTTTAGACTTCGTTAGAACATCAAGTTTAGTTACTGGAGCTACGGAAGCATTAATAGGTGCATTCGGTTCGATTTCAGCACCTATTTTAGCAGTTGTTGCAGTAATTGGTGCATTCATTGGTGTCCTCGTTTATTTATGGAAAACAAACGAGAACTTTAGAAATACTATTACTGAAGCGTGGAACGGTGTTAAAACGGCAGTTTCTGGTGCGATTCAAGGTGTAGTCGGCTGGTTAACTGAATTGTGGGGCAAAATCCAATCTACCTTACAACCGATAATGCCTATATTGCAAGTATTAGGACAAATATTCATGCAAGTTTTAGGTGTTTTGGTAATAGGCATCATTACAAACGTTATGAATATCATACAAGGTTTGTGGACTTTAATTACAATTGCGTTCCAAGCCATAGGAACAGTGATATCCGTAGCAGTCCAAATCATAGTAGGTTTGTTCACTGCTTTAATTCAGTTGCTTACTGGCGACTTCTCAGGTGCTTGGGAGACTATTAAAACTACGGTTACCAATGTGCTTGATACGATTTGGCAATACATGCAATCAGTTTGGGAGTCAATTATCGGCTTTTTAACTGGCGTAATGAATCGAACACTTTCTATGTTTGGTACAAGTTGGTCACAGATATGGAGTACAATCACTAATTTTGTTAGCAGTATTTGGAACACTGTTACAAGTTGGTTCAGTCGAGTGGCTTCGAGTGTAGCTGAAAAAATGGGGCAAGCACTAAACTTTATTATCACAAAAGGTTCTGAATGGGTTTCTAACATTTGGAATACAGTTACAAGTTTCGCGAGTAAAGTAGCTGATGGGTTTAAAAGAGTTGTCTCAAATGTAGGTGACGGTATGAGTGATGCACTTGGTAAGATTAAAAGTTTCTTCAGTGATTTCTTAAATGCCGGAGCGGAATTAATCGGCAAAGTAGCTGAGGGTGTAGCCAATGCTGCGCACAAAGTTGTTAGTGCAGTAGGCGATGCAATTTCATCTGCATGGGACTCTGTAACTTCATTCGTAAGTGGACACGGCGGAGGTAGTGGCTTAGGCAAAGGTTTAGCGGTATCACAAGCTAAAGTAATGGCTACAGACTTTGGCAGTGCCTTTAATAAAGAGCTATCCTCTACTTTGACAGATAGTATAGTAGATCCTGTAAGTACTTCTATAGACAGACACATGACTAGCGATGTTCAACATAGCTTAAAAGAAAATAATAGACCTATTGTGAATGTAACGATTAGAAATGAGGGCGACCTTGATTTAATTAAATCACGCATCGATGACATGAACGCTATAGACGGAAGTTTCAACTTATTATAAGGGAGGTTTGTTAGTTGATAGCGCACGATATAGAAGTAATAAGGAATGGTTCGCAGTATCGCGTCAGTGACAATCCTTTCACTTATAATCACTTGGAAGTAGTTGAATATAACGTTACAGGCGCAGGATATCATCGTAACTATTCTGATATAGAGGGTATTGATGGTAGATTTCATAATTACGCTAAAGAAGAACTTAAAAAAGTAGAGCTTAAGCTAAGGTATAAAGTACCTAAAATTGCTTATGCTTCACATTTAAAGTCAGACGTCCAAGCACTATTTGCTGGACGTTTTTATTTAAGGGAATTAGCTACACCAGACAATTCAATTAAGTATGAGCATATATTAGATATACCAAAAGACAAACAAGCATTTGAGCTTGATTATGTTGATGGACGACAACTTTTTGTAGGACTAGTAAGTGAAGTTTCTTTTAACACAACTCAAATATCAGGGGAATTTTCTTTGTCGTTTGAAACAACCGAACTACCATACTTTGAAAGTGTCGGTTTTAGTACTGATCTTGAAAGTGATAACGACCCTGAAAAATGGTCGGTACCTGATAGATTGCCTACAAACGAAGGTGATAAGAGGCGTCAAATGACATTTTACAACACTAACTCAGGAGAAGTTTATTATAACGGTGATGTTCCTTTAACACAGTTTAATCAGTTTAATGTTGTTGAAATAGAGTTAGCCGAAGATGTTAAAGCTAATGATAAGGATGGATTCACTTTCTATACAGATAAAGGAAATATCTCAGTTATTAAGGAAGTTGATTTAAAAGCCGGAGATAAAATAATCTTCGACGGTAAACATACCTATAGAGGTTATTTAAATATAGATTCTTTTAATAAAACTTTAGAACAACCGGTTTTATATCCAGGCTGGAATCGATTCAAGTCTAATAAAGTAATGAAACAAATTACATTTAGACACAAATTATATTTTAGATAAGGAGTAGCCTATGCCAATTTTATTAAAAAGTCTACAGGGTGTAGGGCACGCTATTAATGTTAGTACAAAAGTAAGTAAAAAGTTAAATGAAGATAGTTCTTTGGATCTAACTATTATCGAGAACGCGAGTACGTTTGACGCAATAGGTGCTATAACTAAAATGTGGACGATCACTCATGTTGAAGGTGAAGATGATTTCAACGAATATGTAATTGTCATACTTGATAAGTCTACTATTGGTGAAAAAATAAGGCTTGATATCAAAGCTAGACAAAAAGAACTTGATGACCTTAACAATTCTAGGATTTACCAAGAGTATAACGAAAGTTTTACAGGCGTTGAGTTCTTCAATACTGTCTTTAAAGGAACGGGTTATAAGTATGTATTACATCCAAAAGTAGATGCATCTAAATTCGAGGGATTAGGCAAAGGAGATACACGATTAGAAATCTTTAAAAAAGGACTTGAGCGTTATCATCTCGAATATGAATACGATGCAAAGACTAAAACGTTTCATTTGTATGATGAATTATCTAAGTTTGCCAATTATTACATTAAAGCTGGTGTGAATGCTGATAACGTCAAAATACAAGAAGACGCATCTAAATGTTATACCTTTATTAAAGGTTATGGTGATTTTGATGGACAACAGACTTTTGCAGAAGCGGGACTACAAATTGAATTCACTCATCCATTAGCACAATTGATAGGTAAAAGAGAAGCGCCACCACTTGTTGATGGACGTATTAAAAAAGAAGATAGTTTAAAAAAAGCAATGGAGCTAGTGATAAAGAAAAGTGTCACTGCTTCTATTTCCTTAGACTTTGTAGCGTTACGTGAACACTTCCCAGAAGCTAACCCTAAAATAGGTGATGTTGTTAGAGTGGTGGATTCTGCCATAGGATATAACGACTTAGTGAGAATAGTCGAAATCACTACACATAGAGATGCGTACAATAATATCACTAAGCAAGATGTAGTATTAGGAGACTTTACAAGGCGTAATCGATACAACAAAGCAGTTCATGATGCTGCAAATTATGTTAAAAGCGTAAAATCTACAAAATCCGACCCATCTAAAGAACTAAAAGCATTAAACGCAAAAGTTAACGCAAGTTTATCCATAAATAATGAATTGGTTAAGCAGAATGAAAAAATAAACGCTAAAGTCGATAAGATGAATACTAAAACAGTTACAACTGCTAATGGTACGATCATGTACGACTTTACTAGTCAATCAAGTATAAGAAACATCAAATCAATTGGAACGATTGGCGACTCTGTAGCTAGAGGGTCGCACGCAAAAACTAATTTCACAGAAATGTTAGGCAAGAAATTGAAAGCTAAAACGACTAATCTTGCAAGAGGTGGCGCAACAATGGCAACAGTTCCAATAGGTAAAGAAGCGGTAGAAAACAGCATTTATAGACAAGCAGAGCAAATAAGAGGAGACCTAATCATATTACAAGGTACAGATGATGACTGGTTACACGGTTATTGGTCAGGTGTACCGATAGGCACTGATAAAACGGATACAAAAACGTTTTACGGTGCCTTTTGTTCTGCAATTGAAGTTATTAGAAAGAATAATCCGGATTCAAAAATACTAGTGATGACAGCTACAAGACAATGCCCTATGAGTGGTACAACAATACGCCGTAAAGACACGGACAAAAACAAACTAGGGTTAACACTTGAGGACTATGTAAACGCTCAAATATTAGCTTGTAGTGAGTTAGATGTACCAGTGTTTGACGCATATCACACAGATTACTTTAAGCCATACAATCCAGCTTTTAGGAAAGCGAGCATGGAGGACGGCTTACACCCTAACGAAAAAGGTCACGAGGTTATTATGTACGAGTTAATCAAGGATTATTACAGTTTTTACGACTAAAGGAGGCAACCAATGGCTTACGGATTAATTACAAGTTTACATTCAATGACAGGTCGGAAAATAGTTGCTCAACATGAGTATAACTATCGCTTGTTAGATGAAGGTATGAGCAAACTTGAGAAAATGTTTATATACCATCAAAAAGAAGAAATATACGCACACTCAGCGAAACAAATTAAATACTTGAATGACAGTGTTGAAGATTATTTAACGTATTTAAATGGCCGTTTTAGCAATATGATTCTAGGCCATAACGGCGACGGTATCAATGAAGTAAAAGACGCGCGTATTGATAATACAGGTTATGGTCATAAGACATTGCAAGATCGTTTGTATCATGATTATTCAACACTAGATGCTTTCACTAAAAAGGTTGAGAAAGCTGTAGATGAACACTATAAAGAATACCGAGCGACAGAATACCGATTCGAACCAAAAGAGCAAGAACCGGAATTTATCACTGATTTATCGCCATATACAAATGCAGTAATGCAATCATTTTGGGTAGACCCTAGAACGAAAATTATTTATATGACGCAAGCTCGTCCAGGTAATCATTACATGTTATCTAGATTGAAGCCCAACGGACAATTTATTGATAGATTGCTTGTTAAAAACGGCGGTCACGGTACACACAATGCGTATAGATACATTGATGGAGAATTATGGATTTATTCAGCTGTATTGGACAGTAACAAAAACAACAAGTTTGTACGTTTCCAATATAGAACTGGAGAAATAACTTATGGTAATGAAATGCAAGATGTCATGCCGAATATATTTAACGACAGATATACGTCAGCGATTTATAATCCTATAGAAAATTTAATGATTTTCAGACGTGAATATAAAGCTTCTGAAAGACAAGCTAAGAATTCATTGAATTTCATTGAAGTAAGAAGTGCTGACGATATTGATAAAGGTATAGACAAAGTATTGTATCAAATGGATATACCTATGGAATACACTTCAGATACACAACCTATGCAAGGTATCACTTATGATGCAGGTATCTTATATTGGTATACAGGTGATTCGAATACAGCCAACCCTAACTACTTACAAGGTTTCGATATAAAAACAAAAGAATTGTTATTTAAACGACGTATCGATATTGGCGGTGTGAATAATAACTTTAAAGGAGACTTCCAAGAAGCTGAGGGTCTAGATATGTATTACGATCTAGAAACAGGACGTAAAGCACTTTTAATAGGGGTAACTATTGGACCTGGTAACAACAGACATCACTCAATTTATTCTATCGGCCAAAGAGGTGTTAACCAATTCTTGAAAAACATCGCGCCTCAAGTATCAATGACTGATTCAGGCGGACGTGTTAAACCGTTACCAATACAGAACCCAGCATATCTAAGTGATATTACGGAAGTTGGTCATTACTATATCTATACGCAAGACACACAAAATGCGTTAGATTTCCCGTTACCGAAAGCGTTTAGAGATGCAGGTTGGTTCTTTGATGTGCTGCCTGGACACTATAATGGTGCTCTAAGACAAGTACTTACCAGAAACAGCACAGGTAGAAATATGCTTAAATTCGAACGTGTTATCGACATCTTTAACAAGAAAAACAACGGTTCATGGAATTTTAACCCACAAAGTGCTGGTTATTGGGAACATATCCCTAAGAGCATCACGAAATTGTCTGATTTAAAAATTGTTGGTTTAGACTTCTATATCACCACTGAAGAATCAAAACGTTTTTCTGACTTCCCTAAAGATTACAAAGGTATTGCAGGCTGGGTGTTAGAAGTAAAATCAAATACACCGGGTAACACAACACAAGTGCTAAGACGTAATAACTTTGCTTCTGCTCACCAGTTTTTCGTTAGAAACTTTGGTACTGGTGGTAATAGTGGTTGGAGCATAATAGAAGGTAAGGAGGTTGAATAATGGTAGTAGATAATTTTTCAAAAGATGATAACTTAATCGAGTTACAAACAACATCACAATATAATCCGGTTATTGACACAAACATCAGTTTCTATGAATCAGATAGAGGAACTGGTGTTTTAAATTTTGCAGTAACTAAGAATAATAAGCCGTTATCAATCAGCAAACATAATGCGATGACTAGTATTGTGCTTAAGACGGATAACTTCGACGATGAACACGGCGCTTATATTAGTGATGAACTTACAATTGTTGATGCAATTAATGGACGAATGCAATATGTTATCCCTAACGAGTTTTTAAAATACACTGGTCGAGTACATGCGCAAGCATATTTTACTCAAAACGGTAGCAATAACGTAATTGTAGAACGTCAATTTAACTTCAATATCCAGAATGATCTAATTAGTAATTTTGACGGTAAAACAAAGCTAGTTTATATCAAATCAATTCAGGACTTAACAGAAAGTGTTAAAGAAGAAGTTGAGGACTTAAAGAAAAGTTTAAGTGATACAAAATCGTTGGTTACTGAAATTGATAGTCGTATTAATCAAGGTATTCAAAGATTAGAAATTAAACAAAATGAAGCGGTACAGATGATTACAACAACACAAGACAAAGCCGTTCAATATATAAATAGCGAGTTCCAGAAAATTGTTGATAAAGAGCAAGCGATTTTTGAACGTGTTAACGAAGTTGAACAACAAATCAATGGCGCTGACCTTGTTAAAGGTAATTCAACAACGAATTGGCAAAAGTCTAAACTTACAGATGATTACGGTAAAGCAATTGAATCGTATGAGCAGTCCATAGATAGCGTTTTAAGCGCAGTTAACACATCTAGGATTATTCATATTACTAATGCAACAGATGCGCCAGAAAAGACGGATATAGGCACGTTAGAGAAGCCTGGACAAGATGGTGTTGATGACGGTTCTTCGTTCGATGAATCAACTTATACATCAAGCAAATCTGGTGTGTTAGTTGTTTATGTTGTTGATAATAATACTGCTCGTGCAACATGGTACCCAGACGATTCAAACGATGAGTACACAAAATACAAAATCTACGGCACATGGTACCCGTTTTATAAAAAGAATGATGGAAACTTAACTAAGCAATTTGTTGAAGAAACGTCTAACAACGCTTTAAATCAAGCTAAGCAGTATGTAGATGATAAATTCGGAACAACGAGCTGGCAACAACATAAGATGACAGAGGCGAATGGTCAATCAATTCAAGTTAACTTAAATAATGCGCAAGGCGATTTGGGATATTTAACTGCTGGTAATTACTATGCAACAAGAGTGCCGGATTTACCAGGTAGCGTTGAAAGTTATGAGGGTTATTTATCGGTATTCGTTAAAGATGATACAAACAAGCTATTTAACTTCACACCTTATAACTCTAAAAAGATTTACACACGATCAATCACAAACGGCAGACTTGAGCAACAGTGGACAGTTCCTAATGAACATAAATCAACGGTATTGTTCGACGGTGGCGCAAATGGTGTAGGTACAACAATCAATCTAACTGAACCGTACACAAACTATTCTATTTTGTTGGTAAGTGGAACTTATCCAGGTGGCGTTATTGAGGGATTCGGACTTACCGCATTACCTAACGCGATTCAATTGAGTAAAGCGAATGTAGTTGACTCAGACGGCAACGGTGGCGGTATTTATGAGTGCTTACTATCCAAAACAAGTAGCACTACTTTAAGAATAGATAACGATGTGTACTTTGATTTAGGTAAAACATCAGGTTCTGGAGCGAATGCCAACAAAGTTACTATAACTAAAATTATGGGGTGGAAATAATGAAAATCACAGTAAACGATAAAAACGAAGTTATCGGATTCGTTAATACTGGCGGTTTACGCAATAGTTTAGATGTAGATGATAACAATGTGCCTATTAAATTTAAAGAAGAGTTCGAACCTAGAAAGTTTGTTTTCACTAACGGCGAAATTAAATACAATAGCAATTTCGAAAAAGAAGACGTACCGAATGCATCAAACCAACAAAGTGCGTCAGATTTAAGTGATGAGGAACTTCGCGGAATGGTTGCAAGTATGCAAATGCAGATGACGCAAGTGAACATGTTGACAATGCAATTGACGCAACAAAACGCTATGTTAACACAACAGTTGACCGAACTGAAAACTAACAAAACAAATACTGAGGGGGACGTTTAAATGATGAAGATGATTTATCCAACTTTTAAAGACATTAAAACTTTTTATGTGTGGGGTTGCTATAAAAATGAGCAAATTAAGTGGTACGTAGACATGGGTGTAATCGACAAAGAAGAATATGCATTGATCACTGGTGAAAAATATCCAGAGGCAAAAGATGAAAAGTCACAGGTGTAATGCTTGAGGCTTTTTAATTTAACACAAAGTAGGTGGCGTAATGTTTGGATTTACCAAACGGCACGAACATGAATGGCGAATTAGAAGATTAGAAGAGAATGATAAAACAATGCTTAGCACTCTCAATGAGATTAAATTAGGTCAAAAAACTCAAGAGCAAGTTAACATTAAATTAGATAAAACTTTAGATGCTATCCAGAGGGAAAGACAGATAGACGAAAAAAATAAGAAAGAAAACGACAAAAATATACGCGATATGAAAATGTGGATTCTCGGTTTGATAGGGACTATCTTCAGTACGATTGTCATAGCTTTACTAAGAACTATTTTTGGTATTTAAAGGAGGTGATTACCATGCTTAAAGGGATTTTAGGATATAGCTTCTGGGCGTGCTTCTGGTTTGGTAAATGTAAATAACAGTTAAGAGTCAGTGCTTCGGCACTGGCTTTTTATTTTGATTGAAATGAGGTGCATACATGGGATTACCTAACCCAAAGACTAGAAAGCCTACAGCTAGTGAAGTGGTGGAGTGGGCAAAGTCGAATATTGGTAAGAGGATTAATATAGATAATTATCGGGGCAGTCAATGTTGGGATACACCTAACTTTATTTTTAAAAGATATTGGGGTTTTGTAACATGGGGCAATGCTAAGGATATGGCTAATTACAGATATCCTAAGGGTTTCCGATTCTATCGTTATTCATCTGGATTTGTACCGGAACCTGGAGACATCGCAGTTTGGCACCCTGGCAACGGAATAGGTTCGGACGGACACACCGCAATAGTAGTAGGACCATCTAATAAAAGTTATTTTTATAGCGTTGACCAAAACTGGGTTAATTCTAATAGTTGGACAGGTTCTCCGGGAAGTTTAGTAAGACACCCTTATGTAAGTGTTACAGGCTTTGTCAGACCTCCATATTCAAAAGATACTAGCAAACCTAGTAGTACTGATACAAGTTCAGCATCAAAAGCCAATGACTCAACAATTACTGGCGAAGCGAAGAAACCGCAATTTAAAGAAGTTAAAACAGTAAAATACACTGCTTACAGCAATGTTTTAGATAAAGAAGAGCACTTCATTGATCATATAGTTGTAATGGGTGATGAACGCTCAGATATTCAAGGATTATATATAAAAGAATCAATGCATATGCGTTCTGTAGACGAACTGTATACGCAAAGAAATAAGTTTATAAGCGATTATGAAATACCGCATTTATATGTCGATAGAGAGGCTACATGGCTTGCTAGACCAACCAATTTTGATGACCCGCGTCACCCTAATTGGCTAGTTATTGAAGTATGTGGTGGTCAAACAGATAGCAAACGACAATTCTTATTGAATCAAATACAAGCGTTAATACGTGGTGTTTGGTTATTGTCAGGGATTGATAAAAACTTATCTGAAACGACGTTAAAGGTAGACCCTAATATTTGGCGTAGTATGAAAGATTTAATTAATTACGACTTGATTAAGCAAGGTATACCGGATAACGCAAAGTATGAGCAAGTTAAAAAGAAAATGCTTGAGACATACATTAAACGAGATATATTGACACGAGAAAATATAAAAGAAGTAACGACAAAAACAACAATAAGAATTAGTGATAAAACATCAGTTGATAGTGCGTCCACACGAGGCCCTACTCCATCAGACGAAAAACCAAGCATCGTTACTGAAACAAGTCCATTCACATTCCAGCAAGCACTGGATAGACAAATGTCTAGGGGTAACCCGAAAAAATCTCATACATGGGGCTGGGCTAATGCAACACGAGCACAAACGAGCTCGGCAATGAATGTTAAGCGAATATGGGAAAGTAACACGCAATGCTATCAAATGCTTAATTTAGGCAAGTATCAAGGCATTTCAGTTAGTGCGCTTAACAAAATACTTAAAGGAAAAGGAACGCTCGACGGACAAGGCAAAGCATTCGCGGAAGCTTGTAAGAAAAACAACATTAACGAAATTTATTTGATCGCGCACGCTTTCTTAGAAAGTGGATACGGAACAAGTAACTTCGCTAATGGTAGATACGGTGCATATAATTACTTCGGTATTGGTGCATTCGACAACGACCCTGATTATGCAATGACGTTTGCTAAAAATAAAGGTTGGACATCTCCAGCAAAAGCAATCATGGGCGGTGCTAGCTTCGTAAGAAAGGATTACATCAATAAAGGTCAAAACACATTGTACCGAATTAGATGGAATCCTAAGAATCCAGCTACCCACCAATACGCTACTGCTATAGAGTGGTGCCAACATCAAGCAAGTACAATCGCTAAGTTATATAAACAAATCGGCTTAAAAGGTATCTACTTCACAAGGGATAAATATAAATAAAGAGGTGTGTAAATGTACAAAATAAAAGATGTTGAAACGAGAATAAAAAATGATGGTGTTGACTTAGGTGACATTGGCTGTCGATTTTACACTGAAGATGAAAATACAGCATCTATAAGAATAGGTATCAATGACAAACAAGGTCGTATCGATCTAAAAGCACATGGCTTAACACCTAGATTACATTTGTTTATGGAAGATGGCTCTATATTCAAAAATGAGCCCCTTATTATCGACGATGTTGTAAAAGGATTCATTACCTACAAGATACCTAAAAAGGTTATCAAACACGCTGGTTATGTTCGTTGTAAGCTGTTTTTAGAGAAAGAAGAAGAAAAAATACATGTCGCGAACTTTTCTTTCAATATCGTTGATAGTGGTATTGAATCTGCTGTAGCAAAAGAAATCGATGTTAAATTGGTAGATGATGCTATTACGAGAATCTTAAAAGATAACGCGACAGATTTATTGAGCAAAGACTTTAAAGAGAAAATAGATAAAGATGTTATTTCTTACATCGAAAAGAATGAAAGTAGATTTAAAGGTGCGAAAGGTGATAAAGGCGAACCGGGACAACCTGGTGCAAAAGGTGAAGCAGGTAAAAAAGGAGAACAAGGTGCACCCGGTAAGAACGGTACTGTAGTATCAATCAATCCTGACACTAAAATGTGGCAAATTGACGGTAAAGATACAGATATCAAAGCAGAACCTGAGTTATTGGATAAAATCAATATCGCAAATGTTGAAGGGTTAGAAGATAAATTGCAAGAAGTTGAAAAAAACAAAGAGGCAACTCTCAAAGACTCTAAAACGTATACAGATTCAAAAATTGCTGAACTAGTTGATAGCGCGCCTGAATCTATGAATACACTAAGAGAATTAGCAGAAGCAATACAAAACAACTCTATTTCAGAAAGTGTATTGCAACAGATTGGCTCAAAAGTTAGTACAGAAGATTTTGAGAGGTTCAAACAAACACTAAATGATTTATATGCTCCAAAAAATCATAATCATGACGAGCGGTATGTTTTGTCATCTCAAGCTTTTACTAAACAACAAGCGGATAGTTTATATCAACTAAAAAGCGCATCTCAACCGACGGTTAAAATTTGGACAGGAACAGAAAATGAATATAACTATATATATCAAAAAGACCCTAATACACTTTACTTAATTAAGGGGTGATTTTTATGGAAGGTAATTTTAAAAATGTAAAGAAACTTATTTACGAAGGCGAAGAATATACAAAAGTATATGCTGGAAATATCCAAGTATGGAAAAAGCCTTCATCTTTTGTAATAAAACCCTTACCTAAAAATAAATATCCGGATAGCATAGAAGAATCAACAGCAAAATGGACAATAAATGGAGTTGAACCTAATAAAAGTTATCAGGTGACAATAGAAAATGTACGTAGCGGTATAATGAGGGTTTCGCAAACTAATTTAGGTTCAAGTGATTTAGGAATATCAGGAGTCAATAGCGGAGTTGCAAGTAAAAATATCAACTTTAGTAATCCTTCAGGGATGTTGTATGTCACTATAAGTGATGTTTATTCAGGATCTCCGACATTGACCATTGAATAATTTTAAACGACTAATTTTTAGTCGTTTTTTTATTTTGGATAAAAGGAGCAAACAAATGGATATTAACTGGAAATTGAGATTCAAAAACAAAGCAGTACTAACTGGTTTAGTTGGAGCATTGTTGCTATTTATCAAGCAAATTACAGACTTATTCGGATTAGATTTATCAACTCAATTAAATCAAGCTAGCGCGATTATAGGTGCTATTCTCACGCTACTCACAGGTATTGGTGTTATTACTGATCCAACGTCAAAAGGCGTCTCAGATTCATCTATAGCACAGACATATCAAGCGCCTAGAGATAGTAGCAAAGAAGAACAACAGGTTACTTGGAAAACATCTCAAGACAGTAATTTAACGCCAGAATTAAGTACAAAAGCACCGAAAGAATATGATACATCACAGCCGTTTACAGACGCCTCTAACGATGTTGGTTTTGACGTGAATGAGTATCATCATGGAGGTGGCGACGATGCAAGCAAAATTAACTAAAAAAGAGTTTATAGAATGGTTGAAAACTTCTGAGGGAAAACAATTCAATGTGGACTTATGGTATGGATTTCAATGCTTTGATTATGCCAATGCTGGTTGGAAAGTTTTGTTGGGATTACTTCTAAAAGGTTTAGGTGCAAAAGATATACCATTTGCAAACAATTTTGATGGACTAGCTACTGTATACCAAAATACACCGGACTTCTTAGCACAACCTGGCGACATGGTGGTATTCGGTAGCAACTACGGTGCTGGATATGGTCACGTTGCATGGGTAATTGAAGCAACTTTAGATTACATCATTGTATATGAGCAGAATTGGCTAGGCGGTGGCTGGACTGACGGAATCGAACAACCCGGCTGGGGTTGGGAAAAAGTTACAAGACGACAACATGCTTATGATTTCCCTATGTGGTTTATCCGTCCGAATTTTAAAAGTGAGACAGCGCCACGATCAGTTCAATCTCCTACACAAGCACCTAAAAAAGAAACAGCTAAGCCACAACCTAAAGCAGTAGAACTTAAAATCATCAAAGATGTGGTTAAAGGTTATGACCTACCTAAGCGTGGTAGTAACCCTAAAGGTATAGTTATACACAACGACGCAGGAAGCAAAGGGGCGACTGCTGAAGCATATCGTAACGGATTAGTAAATGCACCTTTATCAAGATTAGAAGCGGGCATTGCGCATAGTTACGTATCAGGCAACACAGTTTGGCAAGCCTTAGATGAATCACAAGTAGGTTGGCATACCGCTAATCAAATAGGTAATAAATATTATTACGGTATTGAAGTATGTCAATCAATGGGCGCAGATAACGCGACATTCTTAAAAAATGAACAGGCAACTTTCCAAGAATGCGCTAGATTGTTGAAAAAATGGGGATTACCAGCAAACAGAAATACAATCAGATTGCACAATGAATTTACTTCAACATCATGCCCTCATAGAAGTTCGGTTTTACACACTGGTTTTGACCCAGTAACTCGCGGTCTATTGCCAGAAGACAAGCGGTTGCAACTTAAAGACTACTTTATCAAGCAGATTAGGGCGTACATGGATGGTAAAATACCGGTTGCCACTGTCTCTAATGAGTCAAGCGCTTCAAGTAATACAGTTAAACCAGTTGCAAGTGCATGGAAACGTAATAAATATGGTACTTACTACATGGAAGAAAGTGCTAGATTCACAAACGGCAATCAACCAATCACAGTAAGAAAAGTGGGGCCATTCTTATCTTGTCCAGTGGGTTATCAGTTCCAACCTGGTGGATATTGTGATTATACAGAAGTGATGTTACAAGATGGTCATGTTTGGGTAGGATATACATGGGAGGGGCAACGTTATTACTTGCCTATTAGAACATGGAATGGTTCTGCCCCACCTAATCAGATATTAGGTGACTTATGGGGAGAAATCAGTTAG